GTGTGTAGCAGCGAGACGCGCGGCAGTAGTAGACGGTGGTAGCTGTATGTTGATGTACTGGGAATTAGTTGTGCCTGTAGCAAGTGCACCAGCATACAAACCAATGGTGCCAAACATACGAACGTTACCAATATCAAGCTTGTTTGTCGTCCCTATTGACGCTGTGGCAGTTACATTAAATGATGCTGTAGCGCGAGTGTCACGAATAGTGATGTCATCAATAATCACAGTGTCAATAGTTTTACCGGTATCAGCGAAAACAAAGATAGCTCCGTGATCAATTGTTGCGTTAGTATTCGCATTCAAAATTGTACCACGAGCAATAACAGCGTTTGTCGTGTCTCTCGTGTTGAAACTAACAGATTCGGAGGCAACATAAATGGCGGCAGCACTCGACGTTTCGATAACAAAATCAGAATAACGAATATTATTCCCGCCAACAACAGACATACCACGACCGCTAGTCTGCGAAATGAGTCTAAAGTCGGTGCAAACAATGTTTGTACACGTGGCAGGATCAGCGGTGTACGATACAATAGAAAAACCGTCGTCACCTGAATTGGTGACAGTGTTATGTGTGCAAACTCCGCCGCTAGAGCCTGCCGTAATGTGAATACCGTCGGCATACGTGTTGCGAACGTCGTTACCGTCGAGAACAAAATTTGTTGCGCCAACAACAATAATGCCGACAGTGCTAGCGCCATCAATGAATACGTTACGAACCGTGGCACGGTCGCAGGCGCTCAAATACAATGCTGCAGAGCCGTTATCCGCACCGGTTCTCGCGGTAGGAGCAGACAACAAGTGAATGTTCTCAATTGTCACATTCGACCCTGTTATAACAAGCGTCATAGCCGTAGGAACCGTAGCCTTGAGCGTGCCGCCACCCAACGCCCGAACACCATTAGCGGCAATCGTCAGAACGTTTGAGTGTAAATAAGTTTTGCCAGCAGGAATAACCAGTGTAGAGCCTGGGGTGAGTGCGGCTAGCGTCAGGCCTAGTGCGACAGTGTCATCGGTAATACCGTCACCTACACCACCGTAGGTTTCGGGGTAGAAAACACGACCATAAATTTTACTGTCATTCACAGCCTGAGCACTGATGAGAGATTCCACAGCAGCGTTAGTAGCACTAGTCCCGCTAGAAACATATGCACCAATTTGTGCGTCTGTAGCCGTGAGAGCAAACGTGTTAAACAACGCCTGCAAATTTGCCTGATTCGTGTTACCGGCAGCAACCAGCGCCGCGAGCTCAGTACTATAGTTCGTTGTCAGCGTCGCCATCTGTGCTGTGATGTCAGCGGTATTTGCGGTCACCACGCCATTGAGGGACGCTAGCGCCGTATTGTATGCGGCAGTCTGACTCACCAGCGCAGCAGCATCGTTCTGCACCATGAGTGCCAGGTCGGCATTGAGCTGTGGCACGATCACGTCGTTCACCCATTGACGGAACGACTCGATAAGCTCAAGGAACGTATAACCATCCTGGTACGTGAACGGAGTGATATTCGACAGAGGGTATGTGGGAAACGGAATACCAACCACGGGCGTCACAGTCATCAGAATCCTCCAAAATAGAATGGGTACAGCATTGACGGACCCTGGCCGAATGATGCCTCACCCGTGTCCCACACCAGCATGAACAACCCCTCAAGTTCCCCAATGATCATCATGTCAATGTTGAGGAACGTCTCCCGGTATTGTAGCAGCAACGACGCCTGAGACTGCGTGAAACCCGACGCCGCCGCGTCCGTCGTCCCACCCTGAGTCCCGGTGTTCGTCAGGTTCCCGGTCTCTGTCGATCCGCCGGTGGCCGTCGAGTTGCCGATGGAGTCAGCCGCGCTCGTGGCGTAGTCCTCGTTTCCGCTGAGCTTCACCTGCGGTAATTCGCTGTTCACAGCCCTAGAGGATGAGTCAGACGACGACGTACTGGTCCCGCTGTTGGTGGTGGCCGTGGTGGTAGATGACGTGCCGTCCGCGACGCTGTGACTCGTGGTGGAGAACGTCAACAGCGGATTGATAGCGAGTAGCTGCGACTTGTACAACTGGTTATAGATCGGCATAATTTCATTCATCTTACGACGCATCGCAAGACGAAACATGTCGATTGTTTCTTGACCAATCTCCCGATTATAGAAATGGTCCAGAATCTTATTGTTCAGTGACGACCGGTACGAGTCATCAAAAATGGGGTACGTGTCAAGGCCGAAATGCCCACCCGTGAGAGTGTTAACCCTTTTCAGTGTCGTGGTGAAGGTAGGCATTTAGATCAACCCTTCCGGTGCCGTCGGTGCCGTGGTCGGGTTCATGTTCCATTCAACACTGATCGACAGATCATATTTCTTGTTGATAGCCTCCACAGCAAACTGCCGAGCATCCATCGCAATGTTACGCGCGGCCAATACCTGACCGTCATTGGCCCCGACCTCCGCCGCGACTAGTCTTTCTTTCTTGTCCTGATTAGCGTTATTGATTCCCAGCAGTGTCATGGTTTCCGACCAGAGCTTAGCTTTGGACATCTGCAAATTGAGAACCACGTCCTTATCAATGGTGACAGGAAAAGACTGGATCAGTTCAGGGTTGAGTGCCTGAGTACCAAAAATGATCGGTTGGCCCTCTTTGTGTTGACGCATGATGTTCATATATGAGAGTCGCTGATCCTCCGGCACCGTCATGATATAGGTGTATCGCATCGCATCAAGGTTGATCTCAATGGTGCGGTCAAGGTCTGCCAACTTCGACGCATACAACAGGACAATATCCCAATCGGGTATGCGCAGAAAGTTCGCCCAAATGGGCACACACTCGTGTGAGTCAAGAGTCCTAGAACGGAACATCGCATTACCTAGAACCGTATAGGTGGTCGGGTTGTCATACATATTGATCCGACCCGTGCCAGCCGCGCGGAGTGCCATGTACCGGGAGAATTCATCATCCCAGTAGAAAACGCACAACGCCTGACGGAAGAGTGCCAGCTCAAGAAACCTCAGATCAATCGTGTCGGGTACGCCCGTCCACTTGAACCGGTTGCACGCCAACTCTGTCAGCACCCGGATATACATGCGTTCAATAGCAACCTTACGGTCCCGTGGTGGGTTGCGCCGAAACGGCGCGTACAGCGCGTCATAGACGCCGCCTGATGTGGTGCTACTCACAATGTCACCCCGGCTAGTGCGTGGTTGTCTGCCATGTCAATTACACCGATGTCAGCCGGATTAGCCCACACCGTCACGCCCTTCTCGAAGATACCACGAATAGCCTGCTTGAACCCCTCTGGGCACGTGGTGGACAACAGGTAGGTTTCACGGAGCTTCCAATAGGTGAAATGGTCCATGACCATCATGGAGGCGGGCATCCGGCCAAACCTGTTGACCGCGTACCCGTACCGGAGCCAATACTCACCAATCGCGGCCATGGCGGCAGGTTGTAGTGTCTTCACCTTAAAGTGTACAGCCCAGCGATATTGTGCCAGATTAAAAGCGTCACCACCAATCTGGCCCGATGTGGTGGGTTGAATCATCTTAGCATCCTGGACCTTTGCGTTCACCCCCGCAATAGCGTTTTGATAATCGCCACGCGCGGCAAAGTCCGCGTATTCCTTATTTGTGTCACGCATGAAACCTTGGTTACCGACCTGCGCCTGATTCTGCGAACGGGCAAGCCCGGTATTGATGGCCGTTTGCTGATTGCGCTGATTCATGCCAATAGCCACATCAGCCACACCGCCAGCAGCACCAATCGCCGCGCCCACACCACCCCCGAGAATCGCACCACCAGCGGCAGTCTTACCGACGCTCGTGAGACCCTGTAGCGCGGCAGTCTGATTTGCTAGCGCGGTACTCGCATTCATCGCGTTCACGCTCATGCCGGTGAGCGACTGGGAGAGCTGCATCCCGGCTGTGGACTGCTCAAAACCGAGCGCATTACCGGCTAGCGCGCGTTGCTGTGACCAGTCAGCCGAGGAATGCTGATACGCGATACCGTTAGCATTTGACGCGAGATAGTTCATGTAGGAATTGTTGACAACGGAGAATGTGGGAAGGTTGTAAATCCCTGTCGCCATATCCAGAAATTCGGACTGATCATTTAGAACGTCGCCATTAACATCAAGCTCGTCTGGTTGCGGGTTTGTTGAGTTATAGCGGTATGGATACACGACCACGCGCGGATCGGGTAGGGCCAAATGCATGAGCACGACAACGTCAACACCTGTACCGGCAAGACATTCAGGTTTGAGAATAAGCGGCTTCCCTGAATAGGTGGTCATCTCAATAAGAGAATACGGATATGTTTGAAACTTAGTTAGTTCGGCATACCGAGCTGGAACCATTCCACTCGACCAATAACTATCAACACCCGTATATTTCTGTGGTGGAATAGTAAAATCCATTAGCCTCTGAATAGCGGGACCGCTAGCCAATGACACGGTTTCCGTTTGCAAACTGGTTCTAGGTATCTGAGGTACTACCATCACAGAGATGATCCCTTGACTAACCCAAGGCATGTCAGCCAATGCAGCCATAAATGTGCGAAAATAATCGATAGTATCGAACAAATAGAACTCGACCCCGTTAGGCATTCCACCAAAACCGGAGCCTTTAGCCGTTTTCAGGATAGGCGCAGTAACTGTTCCGCCTGAACCCTCAAAAGATACGGTCGTTGCCACGATGATGTCATAAAAGACTGACGGGTTCCATTGGTCGTGAAGGTCAGCAATTTTAGCCTCATATGTCCTGGTAATCGTGTACTCATTACCAAGGTCGAGACCTTCCGGGATTGTCAGATAATCACGACCATTGTTGCTCATCGCGTTCTCATTGGCAATACCGACATGCCCGCGCTCAATATAACAATTACCGAACGACACATTACGGTTGAACGTCTGCCACACGTCAAGCTGAACCATGATCTCGGTCGTGTTCGGTGCAATATACCGAACGTCAGTCACGAAATAGTAGAACGTGCGCGCCGTGTCACCGGGGATAGGCTGAGCACCGTTAACAACTCTGAGATAGTTGTACTGGTAGCACGCATTAAACGGCAAATTCACACGCACCGGAATACCGGGACGCGCGTATGTGAGCCCGGTAAACGTAAACGTCGGACCTGAGTTTGTTTGCAGATACGTGTCAAGTGCGGCTTGCGTGTCAAACTTCACGATGTCCCGGTAATCCGAATTCCACGGAACATTACACAGCATGACTTCCGTGCCAGGAGTCCACACCGAATAATTGAAATCTTCACCAAACGTTGACGGCTGTGGCAGGCTGAGAGTCATGATTAACCCTTAGTGATCGGAGTAGTCCATGCGGCATTCCAGGTATTAACGCCTATCTTGTAATCCTTAAGCAAGCCCTTTTGCTCCTGAAAAGCCCCTGTGACATCATGTGTTTGATTACCGTAGAAACCATC